GACATTGCTAAGTTTAATAATGTCCAGATGGCAAGAAAGATCAACTTAACTCTGCCTACGGTGCTATCGGTAACCAATACTTCCGCTACTACAATCTTGCGAACGCTGAAGCGATCACGCTCTCAGGACAAGTAAGTATTCGTTGGATTGAAAACAAAATGAACGAGTATCTTAACAAGTTACTCAAAACTACAGGAGAAGATTATGTCATTGCTAGTGATACTGATAGTATCTACCTCAATCTGGGTCCTCTGGTCGAGGCTGTATACAAGGGGAGAGAGACAGATGATGCGAGCATCGTCACTTTCCTTAATAAGGTGTGTGAGATGGAACTTGAGAAATATATCACTAGTTCTTATGAAACGTTGGCCACATATGTAAACGCATACGAACAGAAGATGGTCATGAAACGTGAGAATATTGCCAACAAAGGTATCTGGACTGCCAAGAAAAGATATATTCTTAACGTATGGGATAGTGAGGGTGTTAGGTATGCTAAACCCAAACTTAAAGTTATGGGTATTGAGTGTGTTAAATCTTCTACACCTGCAGCATGTCGTACGTCTATTCGTGATTGCCTAACAGTTATTATGAATGAAGATGAGGAGTCTGCACAAGGATTTATTTCTGAGTTTAAAGATCATTTCTCTTCTTTACCTGTTGAAGACATCTCATTTCCTAGAGGTTGTAATAATCTAAATAAGTGGTCACACCCTGCAACGATCTATGGCAAAGGGACACCTATTCATGTGAGAGGCGCACTATTATATAACTTTTATAATAAGAAAAACAAACTCACTCATAAGTATCCCTTGATTCAAGATGGAGAGAAGATCAAATTCGTCTACTTAAAGACCCCAAATAAAATCAATGAGAACATTATCAGTTATCTGAATACGTTCCCAAAAGAGTTTGGACTTGACAAACAGGTAGATTATGATCTACAATTTGAGAAGAGTTTCTTAGAACCCATCAAAGTGATCATGGATGTTATTGGTTGGCAAGCAGAAAAAGTAGCATCATTGGAGTTTCTATTTACATGAAATACGTTGTTGAATACCAAAACGCATTTGGTATCCCAGACAAAAAAGAACAAACTTTTGACGATGAGTCAGAAGCAAAATGGTTTGAACGTGCTATGAAACGCACAAATTTTATAACAAAACTAACGGAGGTTGAAGAGTGAGTTTTCTGAAGAGCATCGCCAAAGAAATAGGTAATGAATATGCAGGACTAGTATCTGAAGGAGTTTCTGCAGGTGATACAAAAGATTATATTGATACAGGGTCTTATATTTTTAATGCCTTAGTTTCTGGATCAATCTATGGAGGTGTTCCAAGTAATAAAATTACAGCGATTGCAGGTGAGTCATCAACTGGTAAAACTTTTTTCTGTCTTGGTATTGTTCAACATTTTCTAGACTCTGATCCTGATGCAGGTGTAATATATTTTGAATCTGAATCTGCTATCAGCAAACAAATGATTGTTGATAGAGGTATCCATGCAGATAGAATGATGATAGTTCCTGTATCTACCATTGAAGAGTTTAGAACTCAATCGTGTCGAATCCTTGACAAATATATGGAGCAAAGTGTTGAAGATCGCAAACCTATGATGTTTGTATTAGATTCTTTAGGAATGCTTGCTAGTAATAAAGAAGTTGATGATGTTGCTAATGATAAACAAGTTCGTGACATGACTAAGAGTCAACTTATCAAGGGTGCTTTCCGTGTTCTTACTCTTAAGTTAGGTAAAGCAAATGTTCCAATGCTCGTTACTAATCATACATATGATGTAATAGGAAGTTATGTTCCTATGAAAGAAATGGGAGGTGGAAGTGGACTCAAGTATGCTTCATCAACAATTATATATCTATCAAAGAAGAAGGAAAAAGATGGTACGGAAATTGTTGGAAATATTATCAAATGTAAAACCCAAAAATCCAGACTAACTAAAGAAAACTCTCAAGTCGAAACTAGATTGTATTATGATCGAGGACTTGATCGTTACTATGGTTTACTAGAACTAGGTGAAAAGCATGGGGTATTCACACGCAAAGGTAATAGAATTGTTGTTGGTGAAACTAGTGTCTATCCTAAGTCTATACTTGCTGATCCCGAAAAGTATTTCACACCAGAGGTGATGGAGAAACTTGACGAGGCAGCACAGAAGGAGTTTCGTTATGGACACTAGTCTTATTGATTATATCAAATGTTATGATGGAATGTTTGAGGAAGACTTTTGTCGGAAAATAATACAGACTTTTAATGAGTCTGAAATTACTCGTATAGATAGAGAACAAAGACCTACCTTTAATGAGATGAATATCTCACAAAGGTTTATGGCAAGAGATCCTGCATGGATGGACATTCAAAAACATATACAGACAGTCTTTATTGATATTGTCAAAGTGTATATGAATGCTTTACAGTGTGAACCTGATTTTCCTGCAAAATATTCTTTTGAAGAATTTAGAATTAAACAATATGATAATAATGGAAATGATCAGTTTAGAGATCATGTAGATGTAGGGGATTATAATTCTGCTCGTAGATTTTTAGTAATCTTTTTATATCTAAATGATGTTAATGTTGGAGGACAAACAAATTTTCCTAAATTGGACTATGCAGTTTCACCTAAATGTGGTAGAATATTAATATTCCCATCCACATGGCAGTATCGTCATTCAGGATTACCTCCTGAGGATGATAAAAAATACATTGTAGGAACTTATTTACACTACCTATGAATCTTGAAGTCACGATTCTTTCAAATCTTCTCTATAATGATAAGTATGCAAGAAAGGTTCTTCCTTTTTTGAAGGTAGATTATTTTACCGTACGTTCTTATAAGATTATCTTTCTTGAACTACATGAATACATTAGTCAGTATGATGCACTACCATCTTTAAATGCACTTAGTATAGAATGTCAAGAGAGAAACGATCTTACAGAAGAACAGTTTAAAGAAATAGTTGAGGTTTTAAATGTCCTTTCCGATGATTCCAAAGACCACGACTGGCTCGTGGATTCTACAGAAGAGTGGTGTCAAGAGCGTGCGATCTACTTATCGCTTATGGAATCTGTTAAGATTGCTGACGGTCAAGATTCCAAACGCGATAAAGGTGCTATTCCGCAGATTCTTTCGGAAGCACTAGGAGTATGTTTTGATCAGAATGTTGGTCATGATTATGTCGATAATGCAACTGATCGTTTTGAATACTATCATAGAAAGGAAGACAAGATTCCTTTTGACTTAGAGTTTTTTAATAAGATTACTAAGGGTGGTCTAGTCAATAAATCACTGAACATTGTTCTTGCAGGAACAGGTGTTGGTAAATCTCTTGTCATGTGTCACTTTGCTGCATCAACTTTATTACAAGGTAAGAATGTTCTATACATTACCTGTGAAATGGCAGAAGAGAAAATTGCAGAACGTATTGATGCAAACCTTTTAAATGTTCCTATTCAAAAACTTGCTGATCTACCACATCCAATCTTTGAGAAAAAGATCAAAGCATTAGCAAAGAAGACTCAAGGAAAATTAATCATCAAAGAATATCCTACAGCATCAGCACATGTTGGACATTTTAAATCTTTGATCAATGATCTTGCCTTGAAAAGAAGTATAAAACCTGATATAATATTTGTAGATTATCTAAACATCTGTGCTTCCCAGAGATACAAAGGAAGTATTGTTAATTCTTATACCTATGTTAAAGCGATTGCTGAAGAACTCCGTGGTCTTGCAGTTGAATGTAATGTTCCAATCGTCTCTGCTACTCAGACTACTCGTTCGGGTTTTGGGAGCACTGATATTGATCTTACTGACACAAGTGAGTCTTTCGGTCTCCCTGCAACTGCTGACCTTATGTTTGCTCTTATTTCTACCGAAGAGTTAGAAGGTATGAATCAGATCATGGTTAAACAGTTGAAGAATAGATACAACGATCCTACAATGAATAAGAGATTTTGTTTAGGTATTGACAGAGCGAAGATGAGGCTGTATGATGTTGAAGAGTCTGCTCAGGAAGACCTTGTTAATTCTGGACAAGAAGAAACAGTTGACCTTGTGCAACGATTTACAGCAAAGAAAACTTTTAGTGAACTAAAGTATGATTGATTTTAAAAAGTATACTGAATTCGTAGACGCTGTTACGTCTGAAGAAAGTAAATATGGTGGTCATTTCCAAGATCGTTTAAGAGATCTATACTCTAAAGACTTTAATAGTCACAGAGCATTGACTGCTGCATTAGGACTATCTGCTGAAGCAGGTGAGTTTACTGAGATAGTAAAGAAGATACTATTCCAAGGTAAACCAGTTACTAAAGAAAATC